CCACGAATTAGTCTTGATCCTGTTTCTGGGGACTTCCCCGGAGCAACGAACAAATGGCTTAAAGCTCGTGAGCAAAAGTTACAACAAGAGCGTAAGGCTAACTCCTAACCGAATCCTTACATAATACACCTCCATAATGAGAAATCACGGAGTTTTATAATGGCAACATTAATTGACGAGCGTCCAGAAGACGTTGAAACTGAAGAAGAAGTAAGTCAGATTACTGAGGAACCTCAAGAGGTAACTCCTCAAGAAACACCAGAAGACGATATTCCTGAGAAGTATCAAGGGAAGTCTACCGCAGAGATTGTACGGATGCACCAAGAAGCTGAGAAGCTGTTGGGTCGTCAGAGCAGTGAGGTAGGTGAACTTCGTTCAGTAGTAGACAACTACATACAGACACAACTCGACACAGAACCAAAGAAAGAACCTGAAGAAGAAGTAGACTTTTTCTCTGATCCCGACAAGGCAGTCGAGAGAGCAATTGCTAATCATCCTTCAATCAAAGCTGCTGAGGCACAGACTCAACAGTACAAACAGACCACAGCTATAGGACAACTCAACCAGAAGCATCCTGACATGAAGGATATTCTAGGAGACCCTAAGTTTGTAGAATGGATTAAAGGCTCTAAGATTCGCACTCAGCTCTTTGCACAGGCAGATACTCAGTATGACTACGAGGCTGCTGATGAGCTTTTCACTATCTGGAAAGAGCGTCAACAGGCAATGGGTCAAGCAGTAGCCGCAGAGAAGACGCAACGTAAGCAAGCCGTTAAGAAGGCTTCCACTGGCAACGCAAAGGGTTCTGGCGAGGCAAGTGCGCGTAAAGTTTATAGACGTTCAGACATTATTAAACTTATGAAGGACGATCCTGAGCGATATTTGTCTTTAAGTGACGAGATCACTGCGGCATATAACGAGGGGAGAGTCCGCTAATTATCTTATTATAGGACTTGTATTATGGCTACATCAGTATATCCCGCAATGGGCGGTGCAGTAGACAACACTTCTGCTGCTAAGTTTATCCCCGAAATCTGGAGTGACGAGGTAATCGCCGCTTACCAGAGCAACCTGGTTCTCGCTAACCTAGTAAAGAAAATGAGCATGACTGGTAAGAAAGGTGACACTATCCACGTCCCTAAGCCTACCCGTGGTTCAGCTCACGCTAAAACGGCTAACACTGCCGTAACTATTCAGAACAACGTAGAATCTGAAGTTCTGATTAACATCGACAAGCACTTTGAGTTCTCTCGCTTGATTGAAGACATCACTGAAGTACAGGCTCTGGCCTCACTGCGTCAGTTCTACACTGGTGACGCAGGCTACGGTCTTGCCAAGCAGGTAGATGATGATCTCTTCACTCTGGGTAAGAAGTTCGGTAACGGTAACGGCTCTTCTTGGGTTCACAATGCTGCCTTCCAGATCAATTCTTCTGGCGCTTTGGAAGCCTACGATGCTGACGGTACTGCTGACGTGAAAGCATTCACTGACGCTGCTTTCCGTAGCCTCATTCAGAAGATGGATGACGCAGACGTTCCTATGGACGGTCGTAGCTTCATTGTACCACCTTCACTGCGTAACGCTATCATGGGTATTGATCGCTACACTTCTACTGACTTTGTTAATGGCAAAGGCGTAGAGACTGGCAAGATTGGTAACCTGTACGGCGTAGACGTATTCGTTTCTACTAACGTGCCCACTCTTGAGTCAGGCGTTCGTGGTGCCCAGCTAATCCACAAGGACACCAATGTTCTTGCAGAGCAGCAGGCAGTACGTTCACAGACTCAGTACAAGCAGGAGTTCTTGGGAACTCTCTACACTGCTGACACGCTTTACGGTTGTCAAGTAATGCGTCCAGAAGCAGGATTCGTACTAGCCGTTCAGTAAGGCTCAGTACAACTGGGGGATTCTTCGGAGTCCCCCTTTCTTTCTTGTTTTCTTAGGAGCTATTCATGGCAATTTTTAGAGGAGATGGCGGTGCTGGAGATTCCAACACAGATGCCACACTAACAGCAGTAACCGCACAAGCTGTCATAGCTACTAACAAAGCAAGTGAAGCAGCTACAAGCGCAGGTAACGCTGCCAGCTCAGAAACAGCCGCAGGCAACTCTGCTACAGCCGCAGCCGCAAGCGCAACAGGTGTGTCAGCTTATGCTACAGCCGCACAGAACTCAGCTACTGCCGCAGCCGCAAGCGCGACAACAGCATCCACCGCTGCTACATCCGCAACTACAGCTAAGACTGCTGCCGAAACAGCAGAGACCAACGCAGAGACTGCTGAGACTAACGCAGAAACTGCTGAAACAAATGCAGCTGCAAGTGCTACCACAGCTACAACTAAGGCCGCACAAGCCGCTACAAGCGCAACTAGCGCGTCTACGAGTGCTTCTACTGCAACAACTAAAGCAAGCGAGGCTGCGACTTCAGCAACCAACGCATCTAATTCACAGTCTGCTGTAGCAACATCTGCTACGAACGCAGCTAACTCAGCGACGGCTGCTGCTACTTCAGCAAGCGGTGCATCTACATCAGCTACCAACGCAGCCTCTAGTGCTACTGCCGCAGCTACATCTGCTACTTCAGCAGGAACTTCAGCAACTGCCGCAGCTTCCTCCGCAACAACAGCCGCAAGTTCTGCTACCACAGCTACTACCAAAGCCTCAGAAGCATCTACATCAGCTACCAACGCAGCCTCTAGTGCTACCACAGCTACAACTAAGGCCGCAGAAGCATCAACCAGTGCAAGTAACGCATCAACGTCAGCTACCAATGCAGCAAGCTCTGCTACTGGTGCGGCAACGTCAGCTACGACAGCCGCTACTTCAGCTACTAATGCTGCTGCTTCTTACGACAATTTTGACGATAGATATTTAGGCGCTAAGTCTTCTAACCCCTCTACAGATAACGATGGCGATGCTTTAATTACTGGAGCATTGTATTTTAACTCGACATCAAATCAAATGAAGGTGTGGAGTGGTTCTGCTTGGCTAGACGCTTATGCTTCTTTGTCGGGAGCTTTAATAGCTACCAACAACCTGTCTGATTTAAATAATGTATCAACAGCTAGAACTAATTAAGGGTTAGGAACAGCGGCTACTACAGCTTCTAGTGCTTACGCTACAGCGGCACAAGGAACTTTAGCTGCTTCTGCGCTACAGACAGGAGATATAGTAGCCGTAGGTATAACCACAGTAGCCACAGCCTCATCATTGACAGCCACAGCTAATACACATGTCTACGTTAGCGCGGCTGGGCGAACCAT